TCTGCTTTGATTTGCTCTACCTTTGGCAGTTCGTACCCGCATGGACACTTCATACCTGTACGCTGTTGGTAGCATTCTGGACACTCCCAGACTGTCGCTTCCTTCTTCTCCTTGATCTGTTTAGTTTCAGAGAATGGTCTGTCACCTGTATCTAGTTCTAAAGGTACGATGTGTTCTGCAAAGCCATGCCTTGCCACGTTTCCAGAATGATCCAAGTAGATGCTATACGGTTTATTTGGAGCTGTTCTGGCGATTCTTCCGGCTCTCTGGACGTACGCAATAACAGACGTTGTTGGATAGCAGTCGATCAAACACCGTACAGAAGGTGCGTCGTACCCTACGTTCAGTAGCTTGGAGCAAGAGAGAATCTTAAACTCACCACGGTCATGCGCTCGGAACATCACTTCCCGTAAGTCTGGGTCTGTGTATCCATCGATGTGTTCTGCGCTAATCCCATTCTGCCGGAACAGCTCTACCATGTACTTTGAGTGCTTGATCGAGGGGCTGAATGCGATAGTCTGACTATCCTCTCCATGCTTCAGCCAGTTCTTAACAATATCTCCTGCAAGCAAAGAATCTTTTTCGATGCGATGCTCTAACGATTTTGGATCGTAGTCCGTGCCTCCGGTAGGTAAAGCCCTACGGTTCAGGTCATCCAAATTGACCTTCCTGCCGCCGTAATAGTGGATCGGGCAGAGATAATCCTGTTCCAGTAGCTCAACTGGCGTGATTGGGACAATCAGATCGTCATACACATTCCCCAGACCCTTACTAAATGGAGTGGCCGACAATCCAATGAAAGGAATGTTGTTGTAGGCTTTCATCATATCCAAGAGATACTTGTGGACTGAATGGCACTCATCGACGATGGCAAAATCAAAGGTAGGCATACGAGAACGACGTGCAAGCGTTTGAATGCTCGCTATCTGTACCGGCATATAACCATCTGATCTATGATGGTTGCCTTGTATAACTCCTGTTTCTATGCCGTGAATATCAAAGGCTTCCAAGCTCTGTTCGACTAACTTGATCCGATCACAGATGAAGATTCCGCGCTTGCCGCGCTTCACTGCCTCCTCAAAAATGTAAGCCGCTGTAATGGTTTTCCCGAATGAACATGGTGCGGCTAGGATTGGTCTTCTTTTTCCTCTGCTGAGTGAGTATCTCAGCATATCGACTGCTTTTTCTTGATGTGGACGTAGTTCCATTTATTTTTCCCATAGTTGTCATTTAGAGGACGTAGGGTGATCCCTGTCCATCCAGTACGTTATCGTCCATGCAGTCACAGTAATCAGCAGTGCTTTTGCAGTGGGTAACTCTGCCGGTAGCTCAACCGTCCCTGCCCGTAGGCGGATCACCTCTAACGCTGTTTGTCCCGTCCTCAAAGGTTGGACTGCAATCTCGCTTTTTATGTACTACTGCACGATGCGACAGTTTTAACGGACGCAGGAGGGACTGAAAGAGTGGAAAAGTATTGATAATGTAACTATTTATGTTTACATTTGTACCCGTGTGCCGGAGTGCGGCTAGGGTCACTTTTCCTCAGTTCTCAGTCCGGTCTGCTAGGGGCTTCTCACACCCCGTCCGGCACATATTTTTCTTTTTACTCCGGTATTCCATCGGAGTCAACTTCAGATGAAAACTCCTCCGGATCAGGATCGTTCCATAAGTCCAGTTGTAGGGATACTTTGTACCCATCACAGATTGGACAGCGGATGCTGGCTTGTTCTGTATCCTTCGCACTGAACGTCGAACCGCAGTGGTTGCAGAAAAACTTTGCATCAATCTTCATCAGTAACTTCCTCCCACATAGGAGTGAACCACTCTATATCATCTGGCAAATCCCACAACTTGCACATATCTACCTCTGTTTTTGTTTCTTCTTCAGGTTCACAACTGTCTGGCGTTTGAATCAAAGCAGAAAAACCTACATCACAAATGTCACTACTCGGCATTCTGGCTAATTCAACATCGTACGGATTGCCGTGTTCATCTATCTGCCAATAAAGCTCATGGTCTGCATTGGTATATACAAAACCAATAAAACCTTCGTATCGCATCAAGAACAAACGATCCTCAAATGGAGCGGCTAAATACCTAACTAACATCATATCCCCCTAGTTTCTGACGATGTTTTAACAAACGTGTAAAGATACTTTTCACACGTTTCGCGTAATCTATATCATGCTCTTTGGTACTTTGCAAACACTCTAGGTACTCTACTTTTTCATGCCCTAGTTTCCAAATGAGTGCCACTCGATACTCCGAAACATTCCCTGAAAGGTAGCGATTGCACTTCACACACTGCTTATGACAGTTCCAAAGATGGAATCTCAAATGAGGGGCTGACCCCCTTGAACGGAAATGACCAGCGTCATAATTACCGCCGAACTTCCCGCCAATGTGTTTACCGCAGGAAATGCATCCATTGTGCCGGTCACGCCATCGAACATAGGCATTAAATGCGCTCTGAGCTTCAGAGAGCCACTGTGAGCGAGTTTTTTGCTTTTCCCGTACCTTAGCCCTATCTTCACGATCTTGTCGCTCTATGGCCTTCCTAACGGTCTTCTTGCCCTGTTCGGACTTTGTGTACAGCATTAGGCACTCCATCGAGCAAAAAGCCCTCAAACCACGAGCCAATGCGTCGTCTGCATCGACTTTCTTCTTACACTGACTGCAACGACGTGACTTGCTCTGCATCTTCTTTGAACTTTGTTATCTCTTCTTGTGTCATGCAATAGGTTGGCCCATGACCCAAATCTTTGATCCGCTTCTCGTTGATAATTTCATCCTCAACAGCAAATCCCCGAAAATCAACCACGTTTTTGTCGATCACCCCCAGAACATACACATCTGAACTGCCCTTTTTCTTCTTTACTGGGACGATCAACTGACCATTCTCAAGGTCTGTTGCCTTAATGTCGCATTTCCATCCTTGATAGATTACATCAGTCGTTCCAGACTGAGGGGCAATATCGAGATTCGGATACTGATTGGCCCACTTACAGAATGCCATCTCTGCCATAACGCCAATCATCTCATTACGCTTCTTTGATTCTGTCAAATGAGGGAAATAATCTTGCCGCTTCGCCGCACGATTAATCATCTCTCGCATGGCTCCAATTTGACCTGCAAGCATCAGCTCAGTATCCGACAGCTCAATTCTCATCTTGATACTCCGGCACATGAAGCCAAGTTTGACCATTTCTGATCCGATAGATGACGTGTTTGCTCACCTCAAACTTGCTAGCAATCTCCACTGGACTCAGACCTTCCTTGATTAATCCCTTAATTAAGTAAACGTCATGCTCTGTTAGCTGGGCCGAGCGATGCTTTGCACGTTTGCCTTCCCAGAAATGACTTGGCTTCATCGTTCCCCCTATCGCAGACTGATCGGTACTGCTTCAAAGTCGTCCTTACTGTTGCCAGAGTAACGACTTGCAGACCCGTGTTTCATGTACGCTTGATTAACTGCGTCCTCCTTGCTGACTGCTTTGATGCAAGCAAGATATTGGCCGCGACAATAAACCCAAAAGAACTTGAACATTATTGATTCTCTCTCTCTTTAAGTTTCATGTACTCCGAATCATCAGGGATGGTTAGCTTCATCCCGTGCGAATGAGCAAAAGTATCGACTTGTTGCATATAGAAATACATTTCGCCTTTAAGCAACTTAGTGGTGCTTTTCAAGGTCTTTATCTCTTTCTTGCCAACAATCCGAGTCTCGTATCCTAGAAACTCCTCAACTAACCATTCATGCATCTCCTCCTTGATGAATGGCGTAGCATCCTTGTCGAGCTTTGCATTGGTCTGAGCGACAATCTCGCCCAGCCACATCCAATACAGATCATTCTGGTTGATGCTTCGGTTGCTTCCCCCCTTCCATTCCAGATGAATGAACCCGTGATCCTCGATGCCCGCTAGGGCATCTCGGTAGACCTGATCCATCATCTGCTTGGAAGTGACTGTGTATTTAGCCTTTTGCATCATCAAGTCCAATGAACTGATCGAAGCTCATGCTGTGATACTCAGCAATCTCCTGCACCCGATGGACACTCATGTCTTGCATATTTCTCCAGCGGATGACCTGTTGTGGCCTCACATTAAAGTGATCGGCCAAGTCTTTGTTTTTGACGTTGCGTAGGGCTTGAGCTACACGCAAGCATCTTCCAATGTTGATGTATGTCATTTTCACCTCAGAATGGGATCGAGTCGTTAGTGACCTGCAC